AAATGCCTGTCAAACCAAGCGTCAAAAAGTTTATCGTAAGCTTTAGGAAATTTAAGTAAAATTTCGGATGGAATAAACTCCATGTCTTCGATGAAAATTTGTAAATTAGTAGCGTCTAAGTATTCGTGAAACATATCGTGTATGTCTGTCATATTCATGTTAAGCCCCTACGCTCAAGCAATCTTTTAATACTGAGCAATTGTTTGTATATATTGTATATGATTGTATTGTGTTGTCAATGATTATGATTTTATTATTATTAGAATCAAGATAATCCAACATATTGTATGTGTAGACATGGGTTATTCCTTGTTTTGTAGTGCTTTAATTTTTGTTTGTAAGTCTAAAGCCTGCCAATTGTCTATGTCGTACTCTGATAGGTCTATGCTCATGAGCAATAAAGCTTTGATGTCAAAATGGTTTGGTAGATTGTATTTCATAGTATTCCCTGTAATTGTTTTATAATGCATGAACACATTATATGTAAACTAGTTTACTATGTCAACACGTGACAACAAAATAATGCGATATTTTGTAAATATTATTGTTGCGTGTTATCATGAACTAATCGTATAAAGAGTTATCAAGTCAAGATGTGTATGATTTAACTAATAATGTTAACGTTATACACAAACTTATAAACAGATTTTGGGGATAAGATGGCGTATGTAAGATGTGATGCATGTCGCGGACAAAAGAAAGTGCGTGCACTAGGCTGCTTAATGAAGCGGTGCTTTGAGTGTCAGGGCACGGGATATTTAGAAGTTGAAGAGCAAGAGCAGTTCGAAAGCGATAAACAAGCTGAAGTTAAGCAAGCTGTTGAAGTGAACGAAAATAAAGAAGAGACAGCGTTGGCCGAATTAGATAAGAAATCAAGATTTAAGAAAAAGGATTAGTCATGCTAAAAAAAGAACTATCAGAGTTTCAACAAGAATTAGCTGATAAAATATGCTCAATTGTTGCTACACATACAGATAGTTTGGAAAAATTAGTCGAAAAGTATGATTTACCGCCAGTTAATACAATTTATGATTGGTTGTGGAAAGATGAAGCATTTTCGGGCAAATACGCAAGAGCTAAGCAAGTACAAGCACAAAGAATGGTTGATGAATTAGATAAAATTGCTAGTGAAAAGTTGTATTATGAAGATGACAAAGGAAATAAACGAGTAGATTCGGGTTATTCGCAATCACAGAGATTGATAGCAGATACTAGAAAATGGATTGCTTGCAAGTTAATTCCAAAGGTTTATGGCGATAAACAGCAGATAGAGCAGACGGTTACTGTTAAACACGAAGATGCACTAAAAGAACTAGAATAATGCAACGGACGCAATACAAGCCCCTAGAGGGCTTTTTTTGTTTCTGGAGTAAATGTATTACCTGCTATGAGATAATCGCTTGTAGAGCTTCCTAGGAGCTCGGATATTTAGTTAGTCGGGGATAATTGTTAGCAGAGACATCTCGGACAACAATAAAGATATTGTGCTAATAATGATTGATAAGTGTTGACACGTGTTAACGGTAGTTATATAATGCTGTCATTAGATGATAAAACAATTAAAGGAGATAATATGAATACAGCATACGGACTTTATCAAGAGTTAATCAGTGAGCGTAAAAGCTTAAGCGGTGCAATAGAGTACGCACTAACAAGGATGCGTGACAATGGCTCTAGATGCTCAATAGGTGACGGCTATCACGTGTTCATGTTTGATGATGGCTCAGCACTAAAGTTAGATAAGAATGGCATAGAGATGGCGGGGAGATAATCCCTGTTTATTTTTGCGCAATTTGTAGAAATGAGACTGAATGGAAATGTCTGTAAAAAAACGATTGCCCTTTTGAAATTAAAATTTATATTTATAGTACCCCCCATCACAGCCCAACATAAATTTTCAATAATCAAAACACTGTTTAATTAAAAAACATCTTACAAAAAATTACCAGCCAAATTTTCCATTACCCAAACCCTGTTCTTTTTATTATCACCACCATCATTACTCTAATACGGACAACGATGCGTAGCTTCGAAAGCATAGCTTGAGCAGGATGTACTGCAAAGCTTTGTCCAAGCATACAGTTCGTTCATTCTGGATTATGTATTCGGCTATTCTGGAATGTAATTTCGCTTTATTTCTTCAATATCAAGGCAAATAGAATCAAGTACGGCAGTAATTTGCTTAATTGCTTCACAAATCCTGTTTGTCATTTCGTGTTGCTCTGATGTGAAATGCTCTATAGCGCACTTAATCACTTCTTCTGTTCTATCATCCATTGTTTTCCCCTTATTTAGTTTTAAAAAAATCAGCCCTACACACTGAAACATAACTTTCTTCTCTGCCTATTTGAACTTGGTCGCCTTCGTCAATACGCTTCCCATCAGTGTCTATTCTGATGTTCATCGTGGCCTTCTTACTACAAGAGCAAATGGTTTTAATCTCTATGATTTCATCTGCCAATGACAATAGGTACTTGCTACCTTCGAAAGGTTCGCCCATAAAATCAGTGCGCAAACCATAACACAGCACTGGAATATCAAAAATATCGACAACACCAGCCAAGAAGATAACCTGGCTCTTAGTAAGAAACTGCGACTCATCAACAAAGACACATGACACGCCGTCAAACAAACTAGCATCCAAACTGTTTCCATCGTACACAATTGCATCTCTTGATAATCCTATCCGTGATTCTATCCTAGTCTTTCCGACAACAGCAGGGATAAGCGTAAGTACACGCATACCCCTTTCCTCATAGTTATGTGCAGCCTGTATAAGATTAGTGCTCTTTCCAGCATTCATAGCGCTATAGTAAAAGTATAATTTCATATTGCCTCATGCGCACAATTAACAAGTTTAATAAGCAAGATAATCAGGTGCGTCATGTTCCGCTTTTCTTAAAGCAGCTAAGCGCTTACCTTCTTTACACAGCATTAACCAATTAGGTAGCATGGTGTTCATGATTAACAATAATTGACTTAAGTCGTCTGCATCTCTTGTGTTGTATAATTTAAGGTTGGTTTCAGCAGTTATTGTATAAAGATTGTCTATGTGTTCATAAAACTCATCATACAAGTCATTAATGTTTTTAGTGCTCACGATAGACCCCTGCTTTTTTAGAGGAAAAATACTCCCGACTAAACTTAGACATGTACCCTAAAAATTCACCGGCAACGTTATCTCTTACATCATCATCTGTGTTGTCAAGCAATGTTACAAACATTGAATTAATTAATGCTTCCGCGCATTTAAAAAACACTTCATGACAATCATCTTCTGGAATATGATATTCCACTAAGAACTCTTCAATACACTCAAAATTTTTTATCATCATAATAGTGACAAATTTTGTCATCTCTTGCCTTAAATCTTCTGTCATATTCACTCCTTTTTATTTAGAATTCAGATAATAACAGACTAACTAAAATATCGCCATGGATGAACGAGAAAGAGCCATAAGACAAAAACTTAAAGATAATTTTCAACATTTTGCAACGAAATGTTTAAAAATACGAGCCAAGGATGGAAAAATAGAACCATTTGAACTCAATCGCGCGCAACTTTACATACATTCCAAGCTAGAAGAGCAACGACAAAAAACTGGCAAAGTAAGAGCCGTTATTTTAAAAGGACGACAACAAGGCGTTTCTACTTACATTGGCGCAAGATTTTATCATCAAGTAATACACCGTCACGGTACACAAGCTTTCATACTAACTCATGCCATGGACGCTACACAAAACTTGTACAAAATGGCGCAACGTTATTATGAAAATACACCAGTACTGGTTAAGCCTGAAGTAACCACATCTAACGCCAAAGAATTAATTTTTGGAAAACTAGACAGCGGTTACAAACTAGGTACCGCAGAAAACCAAGCAACAGGGCGTTCAGCCACAATCCAGCTACTACATGGCTCAGAGGCGGCATTCTGGGCGCATGCTAGTGAACATGCAAAAGGTATTTTTCAGGCGGTGCCCAATGCCATTAACACTGAAATTATATTAGAATCCACAGCTAACGGCGTTGGTAATTTTTTTCATCAGATGTGGCAAAAAGCAGAAGCCGGGGAATCGGAATTTATTGCTGTGTTTGTGCCATGGTATTGGCAAGAAGAATACGCT